GACCTAGGACTCTTCCTGGGTTATACGATCTGTCTCTGCTTTACCTTCTACTTAGGTACCTTGTACCTTCAGAACCAACACATCCACAAGATAACCGTACCAGCACCAAAGATGCGTTTAGATCCTTGTGGATACGGTGAGGCACATATGAGCCAGACGATAACTTACGAAAGAAAATTTAACAGCCCAGATCTGTTAGTCACCTTCGGGTGTGCTAATGGTTCTAGGGTGTTCTTAAAACACAGAGGATATTACAAATGAAAGAGTATAAAGTTAGAGCTGAGGGAGAGGTTTTAGTACAGAGAAGCCTTATTTACTATGTGAATGCGTCTTCAGAAGAAGAGGCTATAGAGAAAGTAAACTCAGGTAAGGAGATCCCTGAAGATTATGAGAATGTAGCTGAAGGGGATGATGTGAACGTCGTAGCTTATGAAGCAGTAGACATACAAGAGGGATGGGCTTCTGAAGATGAGAATTAAACTTAACGACAATTGGTCAATAGAACATCACAAGCATGGTGGTTTTAATCTCATTGAGACACACAACAAAGGGTTCAATAAGAAGACAGGTAAGGACACAATAACTACCAGGTCTTATTACTATCCTAATCTTAAACTTTGCGTAGATAAGATGATTGAGAATCAATTCTATAGCGAAGCAGGTAGTTTAATGGGCGTACTCATGAACATGAGTGATTTTAGAGATGAGATATTAGAGGTCTTAAATGAAAAAACCTAGAACACTCCTAATAGATGCTGATGTCCCTTGCTACCAATTAGCCTTCAAGAATCAAACGAACATTGATTGGGATGACGATGGTAATGAGAGTATCTACACGGAACCTGAGCACCTGCAGCCTGACATAGACTCCTTCATCGAAGGGTTATGTGAGAAGTTCAACACCTCAGAGGTCGTGATAGCTCTATCGGACACTGAACGATCCTATCGTAAAGAACTAGAGCCAACCTACAAGTCCAACAGGAAAGCAGAGAAACCTAAGTTGTGGCAGATGGCTAGGGACTATCTGGAGCATGGGGATCATGGACACACCGTTAAGATCAAATCAGGTCTTGAAGGTGATGACATCTTAGGGATCATGGCGACCCATCCGAAATGGAAGGATAACCATGTGGTCTGTACGATTGATAAGGATCTGCAGACTGTGCCCTGTAATTTGTATTTGTTTAATAAGCCAGATGCAGGTGTGGTTCCTGTGACGCAGGAGTTTGCATCCTGGTTCTTCATGCTTCAGGTTCTTTGTGGAGATACTGTAGATGGTTACAAGGGGTGCCCTGGCATAGGAATCAAACGTGCTATTCCAATTTTAGAGGATGCCAACATGTATGTGGACAGAGTAGGTAGGAACTATTGGGAGATGATTAAGTTGACATACGAATCCAAAGGACTCACAGAAGACGATGCGATCCACCAGGCTCGATTGGCTTACATTCTCCAGTATGGAGATTTTAATAATAAAACAGGAGAAGTAAAATTATGGACACCTTAAAAGTAAAGATTATAAAACCAGTCAGACACTTTGAGAATGTTTTTAAAGTAGGGAGAGTCTACGAAGCTATTCATGACGAAGGGAGCGCACCTGGCGATGCTTATTTACTGTCACCCCCTACTTCTTTAAGTGGAGAATTTTATTGCCTAGCGTGGGGGACAGAAGTTGAAGTTGTTACTGAACATTCAGATTCAGAACAGGAACTCATAGGCATAGAGGCTACCTTAAACTCCAGAGGTGCTGAGTATGGCGAGTATAAAGAGCGTTCATCAATTGAGCAACGTCTAAAAGACATCATCCGTGACATGCCCACTTGGGATTCTATGGATGACTATCAGAAATCTTCATTAGAAATGATTGTTCACAAGATCAGTAGGCTCTGTGGGAACCCTGACAATGAAGATACCTGGCATGACATTGCTGGATATGCTTCATTGGTGGTTAATAATCTCGACAAAAGTGCTTCCTTGGTATAAATAGGAGAAGCGTATGGCAGAGATACCTCGCTTAACTATTGAATTAATTGACTTTTTAGACAAGATCTACCCAGATCATGACTCATATTTTATCTTAAAGAAAATGGGAGACACTAAAGGTCAACAAGAAATCATAGAACGTGCAGCTCAAAGGAAGCTGATTAATCACCTCAGGGAGAGCTTAGAACGTGAGAACTAATTTAACTTAATGTGCAGTCCTAGCACACCAAAACCCCAGAAAGAAGAGAAAGCAGACGACTTGAGAATCTTATTATCCAGAGACCAGTATGGTTCTTTTGGTAGAGGAGGTTCCTCAATCACAACTGCTGGAAGGAGACCGCAAGGAAGCGGTGGTTCTTCTGGAGGATTCAGTAGGACTGGCAATCTACGAACATTACAGGGAGGTCTAACCATTGGATTATAAGGATGTATCCTGTGCAGAAAGATTTAAAACATTAGAGAGTAAGAAGACTCAAATAATGTACCGAGCAGAACAGGCAGCTAAGTTGTCTATACCTGCAATCTTCCCCCCTATGGCTCACACAGAGAGTCAAGCACTTCATATTCCCAATCAAGGCTTAGGAGCCAAGTGTGTGAACAACTTATCTGCAAAGATGTTGTTGGCATTATTCCCTCCTAACACAGCCTTCTTCAGATTAGACGCAGGTCTTAATCCTGAGGATGATGAGGATAAAGAACGTGCAAAAGAAATTACCAACGCACTTGCTGAAGTAGAGCAGGGCGTAGTGGGACACCTAGAATCAACAACACTCAGAAGCTCTATGGCTAATGCGTTCTTGTTAGATATCATTACAGGCAATTCACTGTTAGACATAGATAAAGATGGCACCATAAGAGTATTCAATCTCAGACATTATGTAGTAGAGCGAGACCCAAAAGGTACTGTCATTGATCTGGTTATTAAAGAGGAAATATCCCCAAGAACCTTAGATCCTAAGTTACTTGAGAATCACTTCAATGCTTCAGAGCTTAAGAAGTTTGCTGAAGATCCTGATGAGACTGTAGAAATCTACACACGTCAGATTCTTAAAGATGGTAAATACCAAGTATATCAAGAACTTAACAAGATTAAGGTTGAAGATAGTTCAGCCACATATCCTAAGGAAGCCAGTCGATTCGTAGTGTCTCGATGGAGAGCCGTGGATGGTGAGGATTATGGGCGAGGTCTTATGGAAGAGTACATAGGAGACTTTAGCATCTACGATGGCTTGTGTCTTGATATGTCTTTGAATTCTAAACAGGCAGCTAAGGTTATCTTTACAGTTCCTGCTAACAGTGTGATGACTGCAGACCAGATAGCAAACGCTGAGTCTGGAGATGTACTGATTGGTGATGCTGATGAAGTCAAGACTATCCGTGTGGATAAGAATGGCGACTTCAGAATCACCTATGAACAGAGCAACAAACTAGAGAAGTCTCTATCTGAGGCGTTCTTACTGCACTCATCTATTCAGAGAGACGCAGAAAGAGTTACGGCTGAAGAGATCCGCTACATGGCTCAGGAGCTGGAGGATGCCTTAGGTGGTGTCTACTCAGTTTATGGTCAAGAGTTACAGAGACCTCTTCTAAACAGATTGCTGAAGATCTTAGCAAAGATGGGAGTTATACCTCCTATACCCAAAGAAGTTTCACTGAAGATCACCACAGGTCTTGATGCCCTGGGCAGATCTCATGAGACAAACAAACTGATGTCAGTACTCCGAGCTGCTATGGAAGTCTTAGGACAAGAAGCAGTGATGGAGAGAATTAGACCTGATGCAGTTATTTCAGAGTTAGGTAATGGTGCAGGTGTTGATGTAGATAAGTTCTTATATTCACAGGAAGAAGTGGATGCAAGACAGCAACAACAAATGCAGCAGAACATAGCAGAACAGAGCGCACCTGGAGCCATACAACAGGCAGTGGGTGCAATGATGAATCAAAACCAAGGAGCTTAATTATGGCAGATGCAAAAGTAGGAAACGCTGGTACTAAAGGTGGCGGTAAAGCCCCAAGCAACAAGAGTAAGGCGAACGAAAAGCTATCTACTGAATTCAACACTACCTCAGTGAACAAGAAAGGTGAGAAAGTTGAAGGTAAATTAAAAATAACACACCGATAAGAAGAAACTGAAATGGCTGAAACTACAATAAACACGCAGGAATTCGATGCTGCTCAACAAGAACAAGCAGCAGCTACTGATAACCAAGACACTAATGGAGGTGATCTTATCTTAGGTAAGTTCAAGTCCCAAGAGGATCTTGAAAAGGCTTACACAGAATCCCAACGAAAAATCACAGAACTGAGTTCTGGTAATACTAAACCCGATGGTGATGTTGAGGACGAAACACCTAATGATTCAGTAGAGTCATTAGAACTCAGTAAGGATGATGACGAGTCCCAGGAAGGTGACACTGAGAATCAGCCTCTGATTAATATGGACAGTGCTCTGAACGAGTTCACGGAAACAGGTGAGTTCAGCGAGGCCACTGTGGAAACCTTCGAGAAAGTAGGTATTCCTAAAGAAAAATTAGACCTATTCGTAGCTGGAATAGGTGCTCTTTCAAAACTCTCCAAGATGGAAGGCGTGGCCTTAGTCGGTGGGGAACCTGAATATATTAATATGGCTAAGTGGGCACAGGCTAATGTGTCTGAAGGTGAATTAAAAGCGTATGACGCTGCTGTCAGTTCAACTGATAAGTTTACCCGAGACAACGCTATTCTTGCAATGCACAGTAAGTATGTTGCAGCTAATGGATCAGAGAGTAATTTAATTCAAGGAGGCAATGGCCTTCAAAACGGAATTAGACCTTTCAGTTCAGAAGCTGAGAAACAGACTGCTATGGCAGATCCTCGATATAAAACTAACCAGGATGGTTGGAGAGATGAGGTTCAGCAGAGAATCATGGCGACTGCCCGATCTTAATCATACCGTAGGTATCTGACTGCCCTTGCGAGGATAACAGTTAGAGCAATACCTACACCTTATAGAAATCTAAATGGACTAGATTCGAGGTGCCCACTGCGGTGGACAACGCCTATAAGGAATAAGTTTCATATTAGATTAGCAAACTTTTTAAAACAAATAATTTAAAGGAATTAAATTAATGGCTAATGCTAATGTATCGTTTCCAGGTGCGGATAACCTGACAACTACAACTGAAGCGGATAAGCGCGTCCTGTTTGAAGAAATCTTCACAGGCGAGGTCTTCACTGCATTCAGAGAACAAAACCAAATGCGTATGTATCACCGCATACGTTCAATTTCACACGGTAAGTCTGCAGACTTTGCAGCTATCGGCAAGGCAGTAGGTCGAAGACATACTCCAGGTGCTGAGATCACTGGTCAAGAAATT